ACTAGATACACCGCCAAAAATGGAACCGCTAACAAGTCCATTAAAGATGTACGAACCTGTGTCGATGAACTCTTCTTTTTCTTCAATGTCTGTTGCGAGTTGGGTAAAGTCATCACCAATCTCTTTTACAATGTCTTTCAAAAAATCCATTAAGTAGTCCTCTGTTTTAGTGCTCTGTCCTCTTTTACTCCTTTCAAAAGGTGATATAATCTTGCATCACCACCAAGTGAAAGAGCATTGATAATTGTTGCTAAATCCTTGTCGTTAATAGGTAATTCCATTAGGAGAAGAAAAGTTCTAGGTTTACAGTTTTTTCAACGTTCCACCCAATCGCATCAAGAATGATTTTGAGTGGTTCCAAGAAGGCTTTGTCAAATTGTAGATCATAATCTATATACTTGTCAAGACCAATTTCGCATGGAAAATCCTGAATAAAAGAAATAATATTCTCATGAATAATATTAGGTTTTTTCAGGTAGCAGAATTTGACCTTTTCGCCATTTTGGATCAAAGAGTACTTATTATCTAACTTATGTTTTTTGACATAATGATTATACAGTAATGCACCCCGTATATGTATCGGAGTTCCTTTTGCATATATTGTAGATGATGCCTCATACTTTGTGACATTAGTAGCAGAACGTGGGAATGATATTTCTTCAGGAGGAAGTGATTTAAAATGTTTACGACTTTTATCAATAAAGTCAATAACCTCTTCTTCTGTACCATTCATCATTATCTTAAGTGCATCTTTAATCATTGTACGACAAGGTGCGGGAGTTGATGATTTAACAGCCTCAATACCCATCATTTTAAGTTTGGGTTCTTCATATCGAACGCCTTCACTATCCCATACGTTTAAAATATATCTTTTCTTAGCAGTCCATATACCACGCTCGGCAATGTTCTCCCTTTTCATTTGCATTTTTTGATCATAGGCGTTGACGTAGGATGCCAATTCTTTGTAAGAACGGTCAATAAAAGGCTCGAATTCCATTTCACAGATCTTGTTAAGGAACGAGACAACGCCCTCATTAGTTTTCTCTCTTCCCTTGTATACAGTTTCGACCAGAGGGCCGAGATTAAGATAAATGGAATCGGTATCAGAAGCAATAACGTAATCAACATCATTTGTCTTTAGTATTTTATTAAGGTGGGCATTCATTTTATTCTCTATCCAACGAATAGAGACTTGACCTGACAGAGTAATTGCCTCGGCGTTTGCTAGTTTATAGTAACGAAAATACTGGTTGCCAATAGCACCATAGGCACTATTAAGGGATATTTTCTTCGCCATTTGGATATTATTACACCTAGCAATTTCTTTCTCCAGTGTTTTCGTTGGTGTCTTCTCATACTTCTGTTTCGCAGCAAGCATTTTCTTTTTGAATACAACTCTATCCCCGTACATCTTTTCCATGAGTTCAGGAAGGAAGCCTCGAACATCCTTCCTGTATTGAGCTCCATTCGCACAAACTGAGAAATCTTCATTGATGACAACCTCCTCATTTAAGATCCTTTCAACGCTCGCACTGGGATGTCTAGTCTCCCTGATGGTCTCTGGGGAAATGTTATATTGCATAATAAGATGAGGATACAGACTATTGAGGTCAAAACTAACCACCCAATCATACTTTCCTGGCTTCGGTTCCTTGACATAAGCACCTGCGTATTTTTCTGATTTTGCTGATCTATTCTTAGGAGGAATAACTATGTTCCTCTTCTTTAAATAGTTATAGATGATGGTGTCCCACATCCGAACTTGATAGAATACATCATTATAATTGACTTTAGCATCATATGCCATAGTCAATGCAAGTTCAATTAGTTTCATCTTGTCTTCCAAACGGTCAACAAGTTCTACGTCAATTATATTGTATTCAATAAACTTCTGCCATCCTTTAGTATAGAAATCCTTGAACGTATCAAACTCAGAGTGATCTAACTTCTTCTGACCTAATTCTACTTGAGCAATATAATCTAATCGATACGATTCCTGTGCCTTATAAGTAAACTTCTTATAAAGATCCATATAATCTAACTGAGTTACACCACCCACATCATATACAATTTGAGTGCGTCCCATTACATGTATCTCACCTTCACTCACAAGACCCCAAGGTGAGAATCTCTTCATCATTTTCTCACCAAGAATTCTATCTAATCTTCTACAAATATAAGGTATATCAAACATCTGTATGTTCCATCCTGTAATCACATCAGGAACATCTTGCATCCAATAGTTTATGAATGATTTAAGTAATTCATATTCTGTAGAACAATAATTATAAGTTACATTTTTTTGTTTATTGACAAAAGGTTTACTTCCCCAAGTAATAATCTGCTTAGTTGTATAGTCCTGTATTGTGATTGCCAGAATCTCTTCGACACACGATTCCACGTTAGGGAAGCCCTGCTCAGACGTAGTTTCAATATCCAGAGTAACAAGTTTAATCTGAGATATGTCAAACTTGACCTCATCCTCTGGGTATTTGTCCGAAATATATTGATAGATATACCTGTCATTCCCATATATCTCAAATCCCTCAACATCTTCGTATCTCTTATAGAAATCACGACAGTCTCTAACAGAACCTGGATTGATTGCTTCAACTGATTCTCCTTCTAGTGTCTTATATTTAGTTTTCTTTTTGGATTTAACAAATAGAGTCGGAAAGAACTCATCACGATGTTCATACCTTCTACCATTTTCAACTCCACGAACCAAGAACTGGTTTCCGATTAGTTGAACATTGGTATAGAATTTCATTCTTTAGGAGTTTCAGGGGGTGTTAATATAAGTGTAGGAGACAGAATATCTTGATATTTTTCAAGCAACGTGGGTGTTGGATCTGCCAATGTGAGTATCTTATCAGATCCCATCATAAGTGTCGAGTCTTTTGTGTAACCATTTAAAAATGGTTCAAGAGTTTTATCCGATTTTACAATGAATGGATTGATAAGTTTACAATCAGGTTCTCCAATGTCTGCAGCAGGAGCTTCTTCTACTTCAGTTATCAGAATCTGTTGATTCGTCAATGCTAATATTTTAATTATTTTATCCATTGTATAATCTATTCTCTAACTAAATTAGGTTGATAAAGTGGCACAGCACCAGTTTCATCTAATGCTTGAGGCTTAGAAGGATCACTATCTGCTACTTTGTTTGCTTCTATGGTAGGAACTAATATATTTTGAACATACATATCTGCCAAGTTATGAAGAGGTTCTACAATTGTAGTTACTTGACCCAAAGCTATAGGGACAACTCTATCTTTTGATCCAGCAATCCAAGGTGTCATAGATGCATCTACACCACCATCATCTGCTCTGGAAGTAGTTAAAACACATGGAGTATGTAAATAATATCCAATAGTTTTTTTTCTATCACCTTCTTCTGTTTCCATTAATTGCAAACCACATATAATTTGAATATTAGAAGATAATACTACAATTCTAATGATGCGATCAATTATAACATCATTATCATCTTCTCCAATCTGCTCAACAATTTTCTTATTTTCTATAGATTCAGTCATTACGGAATTAATTACCTCTTACTATTTTAACAACAAAAAGGAGGATCGTCAAGACCCTCCTTATATCTATTATGTTTTTACTTTTTTCTTTTTCTCTTTAGGAACTCTTTTGAGATCGCTAATAGCATTTTTTATAATGCTGAATGGGGATGTGAGTTTCATGATTCTCCTCCTAAGTAATCTTTACGAGAATGATGTTCTGGTACAATTTTATTTAATTGTACTGTGAGGAGTCCATCTTCAAACTCGACTGATCCAACCTTCGTATCATCGGTGACCGTCCAGACCCGTTCAAAGGACCGTTGGGCCAATCCTTTATGGACAAACGTTCCATCATTTTTTGGTTCTTCTTTCTTGCCTTGGACATGTAGTTTTCCAAACTCCGTATAGACTTTGAGTTCATCTTTCTTAAACCCCGCAAGTGCGATTTCGAGTTTCGACTCATGATTATTCAACTGTATTAAATTATATGGTGGATAGTTTGATTGCGGGGAGTCGTTAAAAAATCTGTCTAGGTAATCATCCATACCTATACCATTTTGTCTAATAACCTTCATTAATTCTGGAAGGTTAGCCGCATGAAATTGTGCTAAATTAGTCATAGTTCTCCTTTAAAAGCGAGTGTGAATTGTGTACCCTTATGGCGTACACTACTAATTATACAAGAAGCACAAAAAAAGGGGATGATGTATCCCCCACATTTTTATTCGGTTATTCCCCAAATAGATGATGCTTTGAAGTACCAGCATTATCATTGGATATATTTCCTATACCAGTTTCTTCGGTTTCCTCTAATTCATACTCCCAATCTTCTATCACAGTATTGGAAAGCATCCTATCAGACAGAAGATCCATTTGTTCTCTTGCTATCTCTTCAGTCTCTGCATCAAACCAAAAATCAATTGCCTTACCAATCCTCAACAAATGTGGTTGAAGTTTAGGTGCAATTCTATTTACATTATTCATCACTGCATTACCAGCAGCGTCAGATACAGATCCTCTTAATCTAACAAAAACTAATGCTTTAAATCTCATCTATCTAAAAATATTGGG